TGTAAGTCCTCCCGGTTACATGTCTGACAGGTGATGCGCTTTATAATGAAAAATACTCACGCCCCGGCGCTCCTGACGACACATACTCACCCACGCTGACTGTACGCCACTGAGAACCATCAAATGTCACCTGAAGCGGCCTGTAAGATACCCTGTCAATAAGGGTTTTGTTTCCGTCGTTGTAACCGCCAATCCCCGTAATCATCGCACCAATATCCAAATCCACTGCCCATGTAGTGCTGTCTGTTTGCGGCGCATAAGTCTGTTTATTACCCAGCCTGATACCCACAACCCGGCTCTTCCCGTCTGATGCCCCGGGCGGCCCCATCGGCCCGGTTTCTCCACGCTCACCTCTGGGACCGGGGTCGCCTTTCTCCCCTTTCGGTCCCTGCGCTCCCCGCGGACCAGCGGGACCTGTTGCTCCCGTTTCACCTTTCGGACCCTGTGCTCCGGGGTCGCCTTTCTCCCCTTTCGGTCCCTGCGCTCCCCGCGGACCAGCGGGACCTGTTGCTCCCGTTTCACCTTTCGGACCCTGTGCTCCGGGGTCGCCTTTCTCTCCTTTCGGACCGGGAACACCACCTCCTGCTGCAGCCTCTTCTGCCTTTGTTTTCGCTTCATTTGCCACATCCATTGCCGCCTTCACGGCCTTCGGCGTGGCTGCCTTCGTTTCATCATCACTGTCCGTTGCGCTGCTTAACTGCACAATTCCCTTCTGTGCCGTCGTCGCATCAGCCACATTTGCAGCGCTGCCTGCCGGACCTGGCTCTCCACGAGGTCCCTGAGGTCCGGTCTCTCCTCGTTCGCCTCTCGGACCTGCAGGACCAGGTTCACCTCGGGGGCCAGTCTCCCCACGCTCACCTCGTGCTCCCATCGGACCCTGTGGTCCGGTCTCTCCTCGTTCGCCTCTCGGACCTGCAGGACCAGGTTCACCTCGGGGGCCAGTCTCCCCACGCTCACCTCGTGCTCCCATCGGACCCTGTGGTCCGGCTTCTCCTCGTTCACCTTTAGGACCTTGCGGGCCTGCAGGACCTCCCGGATCACCTTTCTCGCCTTTTGGCCCCATATCCCCCTGGTCCCCTTTAGGCCCCCGCTCTCCGGTATCCCCCTTCAGGCCTGGTATTCCCTGCGGTCCTCGCTTCCCCTGTTCGCCCTTCTCACCACGCGGACCAGCGGGCCCTACAGCCCCCTGAGCACCAACGTCACCACGCTCACCTTTCGGCCCTGCGGGCCCTTGAGGGCCCACTGGACCTGTTTCGCCTTTAGGACCGACATCCCCCTTCGGACCAGTTTCTCCCTGAGGCCCCCGGGGCCCCCGTGCATTCTCAGCCATACGTCTGGCCTCTTCAGCACTGACAGTGGCAGCCTCTGCCCGCTTAAGGATCTCTCCGGCGCTCTCCTGCGCCAGCCTGGCCTTTTCAGCATGCTGTCTGGCTTTTTCTGCATCAGCTCCGGCGGCTTTTTCAGACTCTCCGGCACGGGTCGAGCTTTCCTCTGCATTCCCCGCTGCTGTGATTGCACGGGTCGCGGCCTCAGTGGCATCAGTCGCTTTTTGTCCGGCTTCAGCCGCCCTGCTGGTTGCCGTCTTTGCACTGTCAGATGCACTCTTCGCACTGGCTGCTGCACTTTCTTTTGACTGTGTGGCCTGAGTGTTTTTTGTCGCCGTGTCTTCATTCAGGCGACGAATAGTAGCAAGGTCATCAGCCACATTATTCTGTATCTGCCGGAAATCTGTCAGCAGCTCTCCGGGTATGCTCACCTCAACAAGACTGCGGCGTAACAGCATATTGAGCGTCACCGTACTTTCGGTCCCCTCAATACGCACACGTCCGTAGACAGCAGTCTTCCCTTTCACCGTCACCGAAACCGCATACTCCCCCGGATCCATCGTCATTCCGTAATATCCACCTTCACGGGTCACTGCCGACGCACTGGTGCCGCTGAGCGCATCCGGTGAAACTGTCAGCGCCGTCAGGGTAATATTTGCTCCTGATATCGCCTCACCATCAGGAGATTTCAGCGTCCCCGAAACAACAACACTCACACTCCACCTCCGTTAAACACTTTTTTACGGGCAGACAATGCACTGTCTGCCCCCTGTTTGATCCCAAGTTGCTCAACAAAACTCTGATAATGCTGCGCAGCCAGCCCCGATTCTGCACCACCGGCAGCATCCTTACTGAAAGCACGAAACAACATCCAGTCCACCAGTGGGTTAACATAAGCCTCTTCCAGTGGAACTGGCGTATCATCGTCCTGCGTCAGAACATACACTGCCTCCGGTATCCGGCTTACCACTGCATCAATACTTATCTCTTTGTCAGGGACAGGAAACAGCCAGAATACGCGCGGGGACAGGTCGTTGCTGATAAAACATTCAGGAATGCCCTTCATTGTGGGCCACTCAGGATACTGCGCATCCAGCACCTCCCGGGATAATGGTCTGACTGCACTACCGTCACTGAGGCATATCACGTCAAGAAGTTGTATTACACCATCGGGCAAAACCTGACGGGCGCCAGGAACACAACTGATTGTTTCCAGGCTTGCGCCAGCATCCGGTCTCGCCAGAATCACTGCCCTCACAGCATCATTGTAATAATCGCACAATTCCTGCAGGGGCCAGCGAACCATCATCGGGTCAACCAGTTGTGTATTCACACGTCCGATGATTTCTGTAATCGTCGTCATCAGTAAAACCTCTGCCTGCGTACAGGGTTGCGGTATGAAGAGTACGGGCTTGTCGCCAGTGTATGACGATATGCCCGACGGATCCCCTCAGAAAACTGCACAGAAAAATACTGTGCGCGTAACGGATCTGACCATGAAACACCAGTCTGCATGAACAACCGCTCAAGTGCCCCCGCAGCCACTTCTTCAGGCCATGTGAGGAGTTCATCCGGTATCTGGCTGCGTCCGGCTTTCGGAGCGACGGCATAAAGCACGCTCACCTCACCGGGAGAACAGGCAAATCGCAGGGAGCGTCCGGAGCTGATATCCACATCCCGACCGACAAAAAGCTCATGATTATCGTCAGAGATACGGATGATATGAACGCACTCCTCATCATCTTTGTCATACGGAAGCACGATTTCTTTTCCTGCTACTGGTACAACAGTAACCTCCCGACGGCACACCAACGACTGGCGGCTGAATGCCACAGCAGCCATTGACAGAGCATCCGTCATCATAATGTTCAGTGGACCGCTGATATGACGACGGACATACGGTAAAAAATCACTCAGTTCCGCCATGCTGTTCAGTCTCCGCAACACGACGGCGAAATGCCTCACGCACCCGGATACGGAATGCCTCAGCCGTTTCTTTCGGGTCTTTGTGAATATCCAGCTCTTCTGCCTCACACAGCGTCGCCAGCCGTGCTGAGGTGAGCTTACTTAAATCCACCTCCTGCCCGTTAACAGAAACAACAAAACTGTTCTCCGCTTCTGCCCGCGCAGCAAGCACTCTTTCCTGCGCCTGCTGTGCCTGCCGCAACTGCTCATTCTGTTGTTGCTTTTTCAGAACATCATCAAGCTCTTCATGACGAACCCAGACATCCGGAAACCCCAGCAGTTGCCAGGCCATCGCACTGTCAACATGCACCGGCTCAAGACGTGGGAACAATGTGCGGCTTCCGGTAATGGTGTCCTTTTTCACGGTTTTTGGGCCGATATAGACAACGGCAATTTTCTCACTCATATAATTCCCCGGATAAAAAGCCCGCATGACGCGGGCCGGAAGGTTTTAATCAGTATCCCACCACGGTATAACGCAGCAGAACATTCAGGGTGCCGGTTGCAGCGGCAGTCTTAATGGTGACAGTAACCAGCTCCCCGTCACGCTGTGTGGTGTACGGCTCCACTGGCACATATCTGGCAAATTTTGCAGAAACAGCTTCGCTGTTATCGATGAGAACATGCTCACCGGACTTAATGCTGACGGTTGCAGTACCCAGACCACCCGTTGAAACCAGCTGGAGTGAGTTGATACGGATGCCCACTGGCAGTGAGAGAAGATGAATAACACTGTCCGCTTCCGCAGCATTCACCGTAAATACGCCTTCTGCCACCGACTCATTACCGTGCGTACCCGTATAGACCCGTTCACTCAGTGACGGGGCAAGGATAGTCTTTGCCATAATTAATGACTCCTGAAAAAGCCGGGCGAAAACCCGGCATGGGGAAAGGAAAAAATCAGAGCTTCACTGCTGTATCAACGGCAATCACGCCGTGATCCTGCATCTTGCCGCTCTTCTCGGGGAAACGGATTTTTTTCAGACCGTTGATCCAGCTTATTGCTATCTCAGTACGGTTATCCATATCCGTTTTCTTCTCAACCATGTTGAAGTGACCGCCCGCCTTCTGACCGTAAGCATTTGCCAGCGCCTGAGCCCCCAGTAACATGGCGCGGTCAATATTGGTTGCAGCAGCGACCTCTTTCGTGGTTGCCGTCAGGTTATTCTCTGATACCAGAACCTTTGACCCCTGATAGAAACGGATCGGCATACCCGCATACTTACGAACCAGGATATTGCGCCACATCGCACATTCACCTTTGAACAGCGGATGATTAAAACCTTTTGCACGGTTCACGGCACGAACCATCATCTGGTTCCAGTCCTTACCGGACGTCGAGGTGTACCAGTCATTCCACTGACGCGGCGTGACGTACAGGACGTAATATGGATCTTCTCCGTGAAGTTCATCACCGGACAGACGAACCGGCTGTAACGGATGCGCCATTTCGTCAATGAACAGGGAGAGATTGTCCACCAGGCCAATAGAAAAAATATCTGCCGCTTCAATCTGCTCAAAGCTTGTCGCATCACCGCCAAAAAAGTGACGGTCATGTGTCGGAGGCAGTACATCGTTGATCATGATTTTTTTGAATTCAGGGTGCTCCGCTGTCGGCAGAATGGTGTCGTCAGCAACAAAATCACCACGAGCTCCCGCAAGATGCACTATCGCACACTGGTCCTGCAGGTCATTAAAGTACGTCCCCAGAAGCGTTCTGGCAGAGGATGCCAGGTTAAACTTCGTGCGCTGCTGACTCATACGTCCGCCTGCATCCACCAGGTGACGTCCCTGATTGATTTTCAGGGAGAAGTCAGCATGGCTGAGATCCTCACCACGACCTTCAACACGCTCATCTCCCATCGTCGGACGTTTTGAGAGTTTGTGCATGATGCTGAAGGTCACTTCATCACCGGCCTGTTTGTTAAGGTCTGTGATACGGACAACCGGCGCACCTGCGCTGGTCTGCTTCGTGCTTTTCTTGTCCGGCGAAACCGCTTTTGGCGCTTCCTGCTGTTCAGTAAGGATATTAACCATCGAGCGGTTGCGGTTGGCAGCAGTAAAAAGCGCCACCTGATACAGCTTATTCGCCTGGGCTGATGTTACAGTCGTCATTACTTCAGTACTCCTTCAGTAAGTTACCCGAGCTTCTCCAGAAGTGCGTCTATTTCAGCATTCGTCATACCGCGCATAATCGCCTCTGCCTCTGAATGCGAAGCGCCAAGTAACCGTTCAAAATTATCACCGGTTCCGACGGAGGCCGTGGTGCCTAAATCTGACGGGGAAGCTGGTACTGCCTGCTCCCGTTCAGCGGTCTTCACTTTCTCTTCCGCCGTTTTCCGGATATCCGTTTTGTCTGCCTGGTTGTCAGCAGACGACTCACTGACTTCACCGAAAGCAACCTGCGTACGACGGGCCACTTCAGCGAAACGTTCAGTGAGCGTTTTGTCTTTCCATGCGGGGTCATTCTGGAGCTTCCCGTCGATGGATACAGCAACCGAGAAGCGATCCGGATCGGACTCCTGCCACGTTTTCAGCACCGGCACGGCATTCATCGCATCAAGAACCGGTGATAAATCCTCACCACCATTACCTTCTGCCTGCTGTGTTGATTGCTGAACACGGGACTGGAGATAGTTATTTTTACGGATGAGCGAAGCCACCGCGTCACCAATTTCCGGATACATCTCCCTGATACGGGCAATCTGCTCATCAGAAATTTTTTCGTTTTCCGGTAACGGTGTGGGCTTCATACCGGCCTGGTGGATCTGAGACGTCAGCAGTTCCACCCTGCGTTTTTCTTCAGCTATCTGCCCACGAAGAAGTGCGGCTTCCTGTTCGGCCCGTTGCTTACCGGAACGTTCAGCCTCAAGGACTTCATAGGGAATGACGTGTTTACCGTCGCGGGTGAGCACCCCCTTCGCTTCCGGCTCCTTCACGTCCTGCGTCTGCTCCACACTGGCATCCGGCGTCGGTGCCACATTGTTATCGCCCGTCTGAGTCTGTGCTTCCTCATCCGCATGTTTTTCCGTGGTATCTTCCGTCACGACGTCCTGTGCGTGACTGTCAATATCCACATCCCCAAGTCCTTCCAGCATTTTTTCCAGTTGTTCCGGGGTTTCTTCACCCGTAAATTCAAAATCCATAAATAACTCCGCATGGTCTGTTTATCGGACAGATCCGAATGGTTGAGTAAATAAGGCTTATCGCTGCCCCCGCGAATAAGCGCACCGCTCCCGGAACGCTTACCTCCGGAAACAAAAAACCCCGTACGATGACGGGGTTCAGTTGAAGCCAGAGTTTTCAGAGCGACATTTCATTCATCCGCTGTTGTAACGTATACAGCATCTGTTGCTGAAGAACGTCCTGCTCCTGTTCCATATTCTGTACGCCGGTAATGATTTCTGCCGTATGTGCCTGGTTAAGCGCATCCACATAACGCTGCCCCTGTGTCAGGGCGACTTCCCGCTGTGCACTGGCATTATCCCGTTGTGCAGCTGCATGTGCCCTGGCGGCGTCAGCTTCCAGTTTTGCCACTCTGCCAGCCATCTCGCGCATCTGGAGTTCTGCCTGTTGTTGCTGAAGTGCCTGTTGTTGTGCCGCTACTTCCTGTTCTTCCGGCGTCATTTCATCCGGTGATTTTGGCGTCCCCAGCGCAGCACGAATACGCTCAACAAACTCCTGTTTCTGCGGCACATCCAGAAGATTAACCCACAGGTCGAGCACAACAGCCTGCACCTGAGGCGGCAGCCCCTGAATAACCTCTGACATTCTCTGTGCAAGCTGTGCCTTAAACGCCGGTGTCTGCTGAACAGGCGCCAGCGCAATATGTGTATTTAACCTTGAAATATCATTGGTCAGTTCACCATTATCACCTTCAGCATTGAGGACAATGGTCTGGCGACGCTGGCGATCATCGCGATTAATCACCACTGCATGATTACGGCGTTTTTTCAGGTCATCGAGAAGATAAGCCAGCAACAGTCTTCCCACCTGCTGGCAGGCAAACTGGTAGTTATCGTTGATTTCCGCAAGGGTTGTGGCCCCCTGCTCCACCAGGTTACTGATAGCCACGCCTGACGTCGCACCTGAATCCTGCCCGAGAAATGCAGAATACACTCCCATGGTATCCTGGATAAGTTTTTCCGATTCCTGCATGACCTGAAACTGCTGGCTGGCAACCTGAAAATCCTGCTCAACCCGAAAAACATCTGCGACACTTTTCTGATTTTTTCGGGCCGGATTCAGTTTAATAATGCCATCCGGACGTTCGATCTGCTCCATCAGGTCGCTGTCTGACAACTGGGTGGCATCCTCGTCCATAATCACGCGTTTGGCCTGAAGCAGCCAGGTCAGCTTGATACGACGAAAATTCACCTCATCCTGTGCCGGAATGGCGCGGGAAATTAACCCGTATGGCTCCCCGGTTTTATCCTTTCGGTATCCCCAGAAAGGAACCAGCGGAAACATCCCCTGCGGTGCACTACAGGGGCGATCCACAATAAAGTGTGGGCCCACAAACCAGGCTTCACGAATACGACTTACCCGCCCGACTTTCACCTGAACCCGCCCGGATGCCACAGCCACCGCCTGCATCAGATTATTTTTATCAAAAGCCACCACCCGTCCATTACTGAGTTCAATCACCGGAAGACGCTCGAATGTACGGTAATAAACCACCTGAAGCAGCACACGACGGCGTTCACGCTGAAGCCATTCATTCTCCCTGCGATCCCATGACTGATACTCTTCCCATGCACTCATCAACGGACTGGGCTGGCCTTCAGTAATCGTGGTATCGACAAAACCACGCCAGTCATCAATAGCATAATCGATAACCTGAGCCATTCCCGGGAACGTGGCTTTTGCCTCATCGGTATCCATCCAGCGGCGACGCATCAGCCACCGGCAGTCACTCAGGTCGGATTCCCGGCTAAGCCAGTCCCAGAAAACCTCATTTCTGCTGACTGTGGATACCCTGAATTCAGGTCCGAACGGATCGCTGTTGCGCCTGACCTCCACCCAACTGAGGCCCGCCTTGATTTGTTCCGCATAGGCATCAGAGCGGGCTTTATTCATATTGCCAAGGCGGCATGCATCGGCAAATTCAGCATTAATAGCTTCAGCCAGTTTTTCAGTTTCATCATCTGGCTCGTCTGACATCACCACCAGATCAGTCCGTGTTTTGGCCTCCATTCCCAGAACGCCATCGACGGTAGGCGCGATGAGGTTATGGATAGTCATCGGCTGACCGCGATCTTTCAGAACCTGAAGAACTTCCGGTGGCAACTGATCGCCATCGTAATACGCACAGGCCTTGTTTGCGGCATCACGCCATTTAGGCTGGCTGTCAATATCAGAACAAAGCGCCTGTAACTGGCGCTGAGAAAAACGCGGCGTGGCTCCATTGTCGTTTTTCGTCGCCATGGTGTTAGTTTCATTTTTCATCAGTGAGCCATCCAGTGTGTAGTTCTGCGTTTATCCGTTTTCTGTTTTACCCTCACAGGCATTCTGGCGCGCATCTCCTGGGCAATCATGTAGCTCATGAGTTGATCATCAAAACAGCCTTCCTGTGCATTCATGGAGCCTTTCGCGTCATAAACGTAGGTGTTCATTTCCGATAATGTGCCTGACCAGCGGATCCCTGATATTCCATTATTCAGGAGCGTTTTCATTCCTTCGGTCAGAACAGGTTTGCTCTGACGGGTTGTCAGCCAGCCAAGGCGGGGCGTATCGTCATCATATGCCTGATCAAGGTGCTGTTCGTTGTAGATATAACGCGTCGGATAGAGCTCCCTGAGTTTCAGAATAACGGCATGTCCGTGATTGTTACGCTCCGGCCCCACAAACGCGTTGTTGTACATACGACAGACCTGCGCAATGAGATGAGCAAAAAGCTCCGCATCAAGATGACCAAACCAGTGGGCCACCTGCTCACCATTACTGCATCTGATGATATCCAGCGATGAGCGGTCCCCGTGCTCAAGCCCCTCAGCAATATCCGCTCCGCAGACATACTCTTCATCTGGATCCGGTAGCTCCCAGACCAGCAGATAATTCATCAGCGTCCGGTGCTGTTCGGCTTTATTCCCGTCACGCAGAGACTGCGCTTTAGTCTTCCTTCCTGTAACAGGTTCAATGTCATAAACAATCAGCGGTGGCGAACAGAATGATTCTGCCTGCAACGTACTTTCGGCACTGAACACACGTCGTCCGGACGTCAGAAACGCCTCCTGTGGCGTTGAGGGAAACTCCTGCTTCATTTCCTCACGCTGTTCAGTTTCCTTATTGATGTACCACTGCTTCTGTTCATCAGTAAGCGTGATGTTCATTGCCTTCTCAACCGCAGAAAAATACGTCATTTTTTCCCGTGACAGCTTCAGCCCGCTTTCCGGCACTCGGGCGCTGTATTTAGGATCCTGCCACCAGGCGTAAAAATGGAATTTATAATCCTGTGCCGTCAACGATAAGCCTGATGCTGTGATCTCCTGTGCTCGGTTACTCATCTCGTAAAAATCACCACCCACGCCTTCAGCTGTGGACTCATCAAAAATAATGCATTCATCAGAGACGGCATTAAGCGTACCGGTTCGCAGTTCTTTCGCCTTAGCCGGATATTTCGCGCAAATTTTGCCGTGCTCTGAGATATGCAGGCGCTGCACCGTACCTGAACGGAATGAGGTTGCCACCTGGATACTCGAGCCGTGACCAAACAGGATATAGCCACCGCTGGCACCGCTACGACGTTCAACGATGGTGAATGAGGCTCTCAGCCAGTCAGGGAGATGATCAAACGGTACAGCAATTTTTGTGCGGAAAATTTCACTGGCAGCCTGTTTATCCTGAGCGACGATCCCGCATTTGAGATGCGGAATGAATAATGCCTGGTCGAGAAGATAAATATCAATGGCTGTGGAAAATCCCAGCTGGCGCGCTTTCAGGATAATGTTTTTATTATGCATGTTACGAAACAACTGACGTTGCGCCGGTCGCATTCTGAAGGTGACCAGTTCACCTTTTTCGTTCTGTATTTTGTAGAGATGATTGAGGCGCCACCAGGGATTGCTCAGTTTTGTCATAATGAACAGACTTTGTTCGGTCTCAGTCATTTCTGCAGGTTCATCACATCGCGTTTTATTCTTCCGGAATGTCATCCAGTCTCCCCGAATTACTCATTTCATGCAGCGATGACACGATGTCACTGACTGGCGTAATAACACCCCGGCGCTGGCTGGTCAGAATATCGGTTTCCGCTCTGAGTTTATCTCTGGCGGCGTTGATTCTTTCCCGGTCAGCACGAAGTTTTGGTGCTGTCTCAGCCAGGACGTCCAGCGTCAGCAATGAGCGTTCAATTGACTCGATACGGGCAATATTCCGGTCAAGGGCCTGTTCAGCTTTGAGTATTTTGTCGTAAAGAGCAACGCGGGTTTCCACGTCAGTTGCCTCTTCCAGGTCGGCGAACATCCCTTTAAGTGCCTTAGTTACTGAAAGTGCGCGGGCCCGGGTGAACACCAGTTCATCGAACAGCACCATGTCGGACGCATCATCCATGAGGTTATCTGCCTCAAGATACTTCGCATATCCACGGTGTCTTACGGCGTGGGTGTTACGGTCGCTAAACCGGGCAACGGGGTGAGGATTGCCCGATCTGCTGTTGCGTTTCGTTTCTGCCGAATTTGCGCAGTTTTTTGCGCATTTTTCACCACTGCCATCATCGCTGTAAGCCTTGTCATTACTGGATTCGTCATCGGATCCCTGCACATTTTTTTGTGCGCTTTTTTGATCATCAATTTGCGCACTTTTTTGCGCATTTTTCTGCGCACTTTCCTCTGTATTTATGGGGGGGTTTTTGCGCAATTTTATGTACCGGCGAGCCGTGCCATAACTGATATTGTTCTTACGACACCAGTCCTGAAGTTTTATGCCAGTTCTGGCATGTTCGCGTCGGAATGCCTGCTCCAGCTTTTTCCAGTCCAGCTTTGCCATGTCACTTTCTGACGTCCTCTGTTAAAAACTGACGCATAATGACCGCTGTGATTTTTCAGAATTCACACAGCAGCGCCTTATTTGACCAATATTTGTTCAAAGCAGTTGTTTTATCCGGTTTCTTCCACCACCGCACCGGACGGGCAGCTTCGCGGGGAATCGCTCACATCTCGTGACAAATGAGAAAACCCGGTGTGCATCGTTTTTGATTATTCCCGCACACTCACGCAGATAAGGTGGCTGCAGTCTCTGTTAATGAGGGAATACAGCGACGATACGGCGCATCAGCAAAACTTATTTCAGGCACTGAGTGCGGATATAGTCCTGTGCCCCTTCCAGCTGCTTCTGCATCATCATCAACCGCTCTCTGAGAGTGAAATAATCCCGTTCAACTGTGTCTGCCAGTCGGGGGCCGGTTGCATTATCCACGCCGGAGGTGCCGGTGCCTTCACGCACGGTACCGGAGCAGGTGGCGTTGATCCGCAGGCGCTTACGACCAGCGGCAACATCAGCACGCAGAGTTTCATTTTCAGCTCTCGCATCGGCTAATTCCCTCGAGTATTTTGCATCGAGCGCAGCAACATCGCGCTGGCGCTGCTGCATATCAGTAATGGTTGCGTTTGCCAGCTCCAGCTCTCTGGCTTTTTTATCGCGCTGCGCTTTGTAGGTGAGCGCGTTGTCACGGTAATGATTCAGCCCCAGACTAAGCACACCACAGGCTACCAGCAGAATAACGGTAAACGCGGAAAGCATTCGGTTTATGCTCACCATGCCCCCTGTCAGAAATTGCAGATTATCAGCTCGCTGACACTGCTTGTCTTACCACGTGGTACAGTATAACGATGAGCAACATGATGAATATTCATCCCCTCAAACAATCGTCTCATTTCCTGCGTATCGTTCAGGGATATAATCATTTTGCCTTTTATTGTGCGGGCAAGTTCTGCCATGCGCTCATAATTGCAGAATGAAAAATCAATGCCGTAACCACCATCCAACCAATACGGAGGATCGCAGTAAAACAGCGTTGTCGGGCGATCATACCGTGCGATACAGACCTCCCAGTCAAGGTGTTCAATAGTTGCCCGCGCCAGCCGGTCACGGGCTTCCTGCAATAACTGCTCTGTATTCCCGGGGATTATCTGCGGTCTGTGAGTTTTAACTCCAAATGCCCGACTGTATGCTCTTCCGCCATACGCGCACTTCTGGATAAAAAAGAAACGGACAGCCCGCTGGATATCCGTCATGTACTCCGTGTGCTGATTTATCACCTCATTCCACATCTCACGACTGGCGAGCATCCACTGAAACTGGCGGGAAAATTCCTCCTGGTGGTACTTCACCACACGGTAGAGATTAACGATATCACTGTTTATATCGTTGATGATTTCAGCGCAGCTCGGTTTTTTCATAAAGAACAGTGCCGCACCGCCACAGAACGGTTCCACATACAGAGTGTGCTCAGGAAATAACGGCAGAATATGTTTTGCCAGACGACGCTTCCCTCCTAACCACGGGAGAAACGGTTTTGCAGAGTTATTATTCATTTCACCACCAGCGGATTGCCCGGATTAGAACCGCAATTGCCACAATGCGAATGGCAAATGCCGTTGCCCGAATAAATTCAGTACTCATCTGTTTAAATAAATTGTCGTCATCAGTCACTGTCACCCCACCAGCCCTACCGAACTCAACGCCATCCAGGCTATGGAAAGAAAAAGAGCAACCATCATTAGCGAAAATGAAACGCCGACAATCACACAAATGGTCTTTGTCAGCGTTATGATTTTATCCGATATCATTAGCCACCACTCCATCAATCCGCCTTTGTTATTTTCCCTTTGCCTGTATCAGCCAGGACAAAATCAATCAGCAGATTCGCTTCGTTTATCAATGTGCGGATTTTTGATACATGCGCGGCTTTAACCTGTTTCCACTCATTCAGCCCGGTAGCAAACACACTGGCAATGTTTTTATCCCGTTTCATGTCAGCGCAGGCCTGATTGAGTTCTTCCATCACACTCATTCGACGGGGATTAACGACCCCCCCCCCTTCGTCCAGTATTCATAGAGAACATCGTCGCACTCTTCCTGATACTGGATTACCTTGTCGCGGATTTCGGGTTTTACTTTGTTGGGATTGATGGTTTGTAACCAGCCTGCAAGTTTTCGAAGTGGCAGGGACACCATATTGCGTCGTTTCCCATCCTCAGCAACCATAACGATTTCCGTTATAGTTGACGCAAAACGCTGTCTTAACTTAGCCAACTGTGATTGCCAGGCCAGCCCCATCCCCGCAACGACAGGTTTCATGGGAACGTATGGCTCACCGTTATGGTTAACCACATAAAGAGAATCGCCGTGAAACGGCACGGTCATCATATTCATCGGTTATTTCCTTTTAGTGATGAACCCTGCGCACAGGAATAACCAGCCCAAAGAGGGTTAACCAGACCACTGCCGGTTATCCACCAGGGCTCATCCTGAAAGGTTCTTTGGTTTATTTACGCTTGTGCGAAGCGCAGAAATGACAAAGACACCATTACGGTGCCTCTGCGTGAAACAATCTTCCTGACTTTATTCACTTGCATTTTGCCAGTTCGCAGGATTTCGTGTTATCCGTCCGCGTGAGCAAACGTCATTTTTCAGCAAAATATTCTGCTACCTGTCGATACCCCAGCATGCCAGCGCACTCTCCTGGTCGCGACGGGATACCTGACCGTAGCAATTATTTGAGCGGATACGGCAGTCCTGACCACCGTCATATATCCAGCGACGAATTTCAGCACATGCGCCTTTACGGTCTCCGGCGTTCAGTTTCCGGTAAAACGTTGAGCTGAAACACTTTCCGGGGCCAATGTTGTAAGGGCAGAATGACGCGATCCCCGCTTTCTGAGGTTCGGTCAGTGGCACTCTGATGTTTTTCGCCACCCATGCCAGCGCCTTATCCCGTTCGATAGCGTTAACCCGGTCGCATTTTTCCTTCGACAGCTTCATGCCAGGAATCACAGGCTTACCATCCACCATGATGGCACCCCGGCAGATGGTCCAGATACCCGCACCATCACGGTATGCCGTGGTGTAGTTACCTTCTTTTTCATCCAGAAACTGGTCGAGGATTTCAGGCGCAGAAGCACCTGCAGCAATCAGCGCCAGAACGGCAGCCGATAAACCATAGCGGAGTTTGCTCATCAGCTTACTCTCCCCGCGCCGCCTTACGCCGGTCTTCTTTAATCTTGAAATACAGGTTCGTCAGGTATGTCAGCAGCCCAAACAGCAGACTCCCCAGCACGCCTATTGCCGCCCACTGAGACGGGGAAACCCTGTCCAGCAACTGCAGGAACCAGTAGCCCGTTCCCACCGCTGACGTGGTGTATGACACACCTGTTGTGATTTTTTCCATCTGGTACATACCCCGTCTCCCGCAATCCGGAAGCTCACAACATGAAAAAGGCCAGCAGCCGTTTACTGATGGCCCTGACTCCTCGTTACAGCATCATGACCGATTCGGGTTGAGGTTCAGTCGCATCGGCGACCGGTGATTCAGGCTGAACTTCACCGCTCTCTGCGGTGGTATCTCCCGCTTCAGTCGGTGGCTCTGCCTGTACACCAAGCAGCTCATCCAGAATGGCATCAACTTCTGCATCAAGACGCGCCTCAAGATTCTGGCGAAGTTTCTGTTTCAGTGCGCTCCGGACTTCTTCAGAGCGCAGGACTTCCTTCACTGCCTCTGCAGTGACCAGGGATGTGATTTCTGACATGGGATTTTCTCGCTGAAAGGGGTTGTTAAGGAGTAACGGGCTCTTCGGGTTTGCTTCCGGCTGACTGACTGGCGCTGATTTTCTCAGCGGCCCTTTTATCAATCTGCCTGCACCAGAAATCGCGCACAGCCCTGTACCCACCCGAAAGAAGATACAGCACACAGACCGCCGTACAGAAGTACAGCATCACCTGATGAATAAATATCATAATTTCTTACCGTTATGGTTGACAATGAGAACTGTTTTCATTTAAAAAACCAATGTACGAAAGCATCTTTTCTTTACATTCTCCATTGGGATTACCTCCGCCAGCTTCCATTCCTGCCGCTGGCGGCTTTTTTTAGCAATTATGCGGCTGCTCCAGCTTTGTTTGCTTTAACTTCCACCGTATCAATAAGTACAGGGTAGGTTTCTGCACTACCTGTAATATCCGTAATGACAAACCTGTTGAGTCCATTAGCAGTATTGGCCCATTTCACCAGGTCAAACGCCTGTCCATCCACACCATCAAGCACCGGAGTAACATTAATGCTGTTACTGCCCTTAAATTTAAATGCAAGCGTATGCCAGTCATGGTCGAATGCGCCAAACGTGCCAAGTTCTTTTTGTTGATTAACTGTATGATGGTATGCAACATCAATACTGGCTTTATCTGTCTGGACAAAGAAAGAACTCAGATAGCCTTCACCACCCTCACCCGGCCATTCCGCTATTCGCCAGTACAAACCAAAGGCATACTTGTTTCTGGTTGTCTCAAGATTGACGTTTTCGGGGATTTTAAACCGGACAGCAATTTCCCCGCCTTTTTCCAGTAAAAGTTTTGCCTTGTCTGCAGCAATATCACAGTACATTGACCAGGATTTCGCGCTGTTATTTTTCTCAATTCGCAGAGCTTTATTGCCGCTGTCATCAACCAGTGTGCGTCTGCCATCCATACCATCCCAGCCATAAGGTTTCAGCTGATTGTCTGAAGCTTTTTTGGCATCGTAAAAAATTACAGACTCTGAGGTGGTAACCGGTCTGTCTGGAACAACCACCCCGGCAGTACCATTAACAAACGCAGAAGACTTACCCGCGCAGCTCAGAATCGCCGTTGCCAGACGGTCGGAAATAATCCCACGGCGAGCCCATGAACTGAAATGACTGGCCCTGTCCTGAGATGTCCAGGTGCTTCTGTCCGTTCGCCATTTTGAACCGTAATACCCGATACCCGGAATATCCGGGTCTTCTTCCGGTTTGTTCGTCGGCACATTCACCCCGTTCTCATCGGTCATGAACGGCACGAAATGGATATTCTTTTCCGTTTTGTTTTTGTAACTACCGTACACCGTCTGGTACGCCGTTTCGTTCTTCTGCTTCCAGAAATATGTTGTGTCTCCACAAATCCAGGGAACACCGTCAGCAGAACCACCAACACACTGTCCCACCATATCTGCAAGGTCCGCACGGTATTTATCCACCAGTGCGCCAAACTGAGCCGTGTGATTCGCTGGCGTGCCGCTGAAATCAAACTCCCCCTGCATCCACACAACGGCAAGCAGCACATTTTTCGGATTCTTCGCCAGCGCGGCTTTTGTACGACCAATGAGGTCCTTATACAGCGGCTTGTCCACCCCCCAGCGGGTGGAACTCTCTGAGGCGCCAGTAGTGTCACTGTATGTGCCATCAGTTCCGGTGGTGAAAGCTGAACCACCACGGCAGCACGGAACAAGAAGAATGCCCGCATTCGCCGGTATAAATGGCAGAAGCTTTTTGGCGATATGCAGCCCCTGTCCCACACAGCCGTACTGACCTTTCGATAAATCCGCTTTGGGATGATTAAGCCCTGTCATATCCTCCACATCATGGAGACAGTGATCTGCCGGGATAATATCGTTATAGGTACAAGCAGCACCTCCCGGTGTCACCGTACTGCGGCGCGCTAACTGTTTAATTCGTGGATCAGGGCTGTCGAATGTATCCGGTAATGGCAGCCCCTCACCGTATGACATACCATTGGACTGACCAGCAAGCGCGATCACATAGTAATATTCTGGTTCGGCTGCAGGCTTCGTTGAAACGGTCGGGTGACTGCCTGGCTCCGCAGGTGATGAGATATCCCCCTCACTCACAACTGGCTGGATAAACTCTGCACCATAACCAGCTGTCGAAATCAGCGCACTACCATAAGGCTGCCACCCTTCCTTCAGTTTTTGAGTTATTCGTTCAGCAAGGTCTGACGGCGATGCCGCCCTGACCACATCGTAGTGTTTAAATGCCATGAATCCTCCCGGCCGGGATAATGTTCTGAGTCAGAAAAGGTACAGGCTGCCCTCCGGAAACACAGAAGCCACACAGAAAAACAGCCCGCAAAGATGAAATATGCCCTTACAGTTGCGCAAGGTGATTACTCTAAGGTATTATTCCCATCGTTAATTAATTGTTCATATTGTTTCTTCTTGCCAGCCGCTCTTCCCAGGAGCGTTTTTTTTTTGCATGTAAAAAGGCTCCTGCGATGAGGAGCCTGGATATATGCCTAATCTCTGAATACTGCATGGTGCCGGGTGCCTCCCGGTGAGTTCGGTCTGGTGCCACCAAACCCGCGTATTCTCGCTTACGATCATCAAAGAGATCATACCGTTCACCAGTCGCCCCTCCGCACAGGGGGATTCACCATGCAGAAATTTTCTAACACATCTATTATCAGACCGGCAACAACTGACTGAATTGAGATGTATTTAACATTTATGAATCTCCGCCTGCTATTTTCACTGAGCTATTCTGAGTCAACGAAAAATAACTTCGCTGAATCCCCCTCCATTATGACAGGCATTAGTTTTAATGGTTACAGTCATCCCCGTAATTTGCGCACTGAGAAGAAGAGACTGAAGATTCCATCTGTTGGTAAATAATTCTTTATCACCCACTTTAACTGTAAAGGTATCGTCATCATTATATTTTGTATACTCCACCTTTCCAGTTACACAATCAGGCGTCGCCAGCGCACTTGCTGAAAAAAATGAAAGCGATGCAGCTATTAATAATGTTTTTTTCATTTTACCCCCTCAACTGCTAATAGTTCTGCGCATCAGAATTGCCCCCAGAGTGGATGAATCCCACAATATTTTATTGTGCGTAATCCCACGGACTCTTCCATCTGCCGGACACATAGAAGGAAACTCATCAGATGCCATTCTGGCAACTCGCGATGCATGATGATGACAATTCAGTATTAATGCCACGCTTCCCAGAATTGCATTAATGCTTCCAAAAGAAATTCTTCCTACACGAACAGAGTCTTGTCCATGATAGTCAGGCAGGACACTACTCAACCTTCCCCAGTTCAATGTAAGATCAACATCTTCAGCAGTCATTACATAAGAACGCCCACTGAGATCATCCAGTGTTGTACGAAATCCCCTCTGTATTTGCCGAAAACGTAAAGCTTCAGCTGTCACAGTAACAAACCGTAACATCGCTCTTGCCACAGACTGCGTCAGTGAGGTTCCACTATGCGACATTAAATCCAGATAAGAAGTAGTCAACGAATGGCGATTTATCTGCATCCCCGTACGACTGATCCCTGCAACACGCTGTAACGTGGTATAGCTACTGTCACCAGACAATGTAACCGCTGTTGTACCTGGAAAGGTAACATGTGAAAAATCAGCAAAGCGATAAAAAACATTATTTGTCCTGTTAACAAATCCTGTCACATATAAATTATTTCGTTCAACAATAAGCCGTAGATTATTAAACCGCCCTTCCTCTGGATCTATCCCTCTGACATCAACTGCAAACAAATTATCCCCTGTGCCACTATCAATCATCAGTAAAGACGTACCTCCTGATGAAATAGTCTGTAATGGAGTACCTATTGCAGAGCGAATGACATTCAGCGAATCTACATACGTCTTTGCAGTCGAGAAGTCTAAGGTAAATTCCTTCGCAACCACATTAACTGAAAAGATAACAAAGAAAAAAGTTAGCACTCTAAAAATAATTATTTTCATATTACACAATACTCCTTGAGCACCATACGATAACTATATTCTTGACATCCTCCACCCCCTGAAGGACGGCGTTTTACGGCGCACCGGATAAACGTAACAATAACGTAATGAAAATGATAATTATATTCAAAGAGAGCTGCAACCTTAACATATCTGGTCAGATCTCATGCGACTACTTGACGTACGTAGACAACAACATTTATTGATACACAGGATGTTACGGACATAAAAAAGCCAGCCACTGGGGGGGCTGGCAAACTCGTAGAGCAAAATGCTGTTACGCAAACTTCGTTACAGGGTCATCCTGCAATACAAAAAATACACAATATTTAGAAAACTAATAGTGCCATGTGCGATTTTTAAGATTTTGTTATTAATTGTGGTCGCACCTTCCTTTCTGTGTACTTTCCGTATAACTAACAGGATTCCGGATACAAAAAACCCGCGCATCGGCGGGTTAAGCAGCGTGGCAATGTAACCATTCTTATCATGATATGAGGATTTTTACGATTGTAAAATGTTTTTTAACTGACACCAGAATCATCATAACCGCGACTTGTTATAGCTTGCCTGTATGCGTTCATTTTGCGTTCTGCGTACTGGACAACATCTTTAATGACAAGCTTATGAACAACTGAAATAAGGTCATTTATATAACAAAAGTCAGGTGACTTATTTTTTACTGGCAACCAAACAACATCGTTCTTAATTTTTCTATTACTAACACTATCCCCCCATGAATATTTATGTGAAATAGATCTATAAATACATGAAATAATGCCCAAATAAGCAAACTTTGTCCTTCCATCCTCATTGTTAACATAGAGTCGCAAATTATGACTGTCGTTTGAAAAAAAGTCTCGCTCCTGATAAGTTACAACGAATGTCTTACCACCAATAAAAATACAGTTCCCTTTTTCCAAGAGTGAGTTATCATAGGCGATATAAGAACTAACAGAGTTATTCTCACGGCTAGCACAAAGATAAGGAACATCCCCACTATTTTCTATGATGTCTCTAGACAATATGTTTCCTGTATTGCACACTGAGAATAACTCAGTAACAGGAAAGCCTGAAAATTCAATATTTTTAAAATGTTCCAGGATAAGATAATCTTTTTCCGTTAGTTGGTAATCACTCAGCCCAGCAGCTATCAGGTATGCTTCCAGCTCTTCTATATGGGCCGCTTCCAGCTCTTCTATATACTTTACCATATAATTATATGCAGGAACATTATTAAACGTAGGTATATTTATCTTTACCTTATTGAGAACATTCTCATTAAAAGAGCTACTCCCCCAACTAAACGTTGAAAAAGATTTTTTCATTGCTGATATAAGAAAAAAAGCAATTCGCGAATTTAACTCTCCATGCCTGAGAGAAAAAATCTTTATTTTATCACCTGTGAAATATGCGTTTTCCTGATAGAACATAGTCGCAGTATCCTGACCAAAGCTAATTGTATTCCCCGGGTTGAGATATAATTCATCTTCATCTATATATCCTTTTATGCCGTTATTGTTACTTCCTCTGGCAACATAAGGATAGTTGCCATTAAATGTTAATTTATTGGCATTAAATTTCTTTTTAGGTGTCTGAATACTGAACAATCTTTCGATTGTGTATTCTTCCCATTTACCACCAGATTTAATAAACTCCCGCTCAAGCTCTGCAAGACGGGAGTTTACTGCTTTTTTTCTGACGCATCACGCCCCTGAAGAAGTTTTGACACCTCCCACGCAAGATAGTCGCCAACCGTCTTTTTAAAATCCTCCAGTGTCGGTCTGGTATCTACTGGCCTAGTCTGATTCCAGTCCTCACCACTATCAGGATCGATTGTTCCCTCAAAATATTCATCCTCCGTAAAGATATTAAGGCAACCTTTCCCGAAGTGAACCAGATCCACAACCTCCTGATAACGCTCTTTTGCACGATCGGCATCAACAAGATTGTTTCTTGCCTTTTTGCGATTAGAGCGAGCATAGCCGTCATTGGAAAAGTCGATAAACTTAACAGCCTGTTTCGCGTTATGCGGAATTTTTACCTGAAAAACGTAAATGTACGTCTGAACGCTTGATTTACCAATAAACAGATCCGCAGGCATTTTGATGCTTGCCAGCAAGGTATTTTCCTTGAGTATTTTTTTGTTGTACTCCGTAGCCTTTCCTGTGCCGGCTGAACTCTGGATAATCACTGCAGCATAGCCTTTATCCATCATCGACAGCGCCTTCTGCACGAAAATCATGCCGTTACCTTTAGCTGAATACGGAGGATTGAGAATAAATGCGTCCGCAGGGAATTTTTCTCCTGTTTTCCCAAATCCATACTTGCCGTCAAAATCGGCTAGCGAGTCTTTATTGAGGATATTCGAGCTACCATCCCCCATCAAAATCATATTCAGGATGGCCAGCATATAAATACTGGATAACACCTCAAGGCCAAGAAGCTGTTCAGCCTTGATTTGCGCTTCCTTAAGTTGTAGTTCATTCGGTGAGTGAATATTTTCTCTGGCGTCAATGAGCATTTCATTCATTGCAGCCACAAGCAATCCCGCAGAACCTGTAGCAAAATCCCACACATAGGAATCTTTGTTTACTCTGGCGAGTCGTGCCAGCAATGTGGCAACATAAGGTGGTGTCAGAACGACGTCATTGAGTTTGTCCTGCGTAAATCCAAGCCAGCGATACATCTCATTAAACAGTTTGCCCGTAAAATCGGTGGTCAGTCCGATTTTGTAATACTCCCCAAGATCATCAACAACTTTAACAAACACGCGCTTTAACTGGCTTTCACCGTTGACTGGTTTGTTAATGTTTTCAGTCCACAGCGTATTTTGCAACGAGCGCAAAATCATTTCTCTTTTTGTTTCAGGAACAGCTTTCAGCCTTAAAAAATTCCTTATTTTCCTGAAAATAATATCACCATCACGCAAGTCCTCCTCCGTTGAAGAGGTCAGTTCTTTTTTATCCAGCGGTGCTAACTTTCCCGGAATCCCCAACGTTGCAATAACGGTAGCCACAACAAGGTAAACACGATCGCTTTCACCAAGCCCCTTTTCATTCTGGTAAATATCGTTATTCAGACGGGAAAGTCGCGTGTCTATCTCTTCCTCTTTGCTGGCCTTGATTTTTTCCAGTTCTTCGGGAGGAAGATTAAGCAGCTTTATCTTGTTGAGAAATCCATCAACATTTTTGTCAGCAAGGAATGATAAGTCGGTGAATTCACCAACCTTCTGCCCGGCTCCTAAATTATTCTTTGATACGTACCACACGCCGATTTCATGATGCAGTTCGCCTGTATCATCATCGCGCCAGCCGGTCATACCAATAGCAATAATATCAGGGTAATTGGTGAACTGAAGAAGTGCGTTGGCATAATGGACTGCGCCATTCACCGCGTATCCATTAATATTTTTAAAATTCCATTCTTTTCTGGCATCTTTGTTCTCAATAATACCGTTGCTGCCAAGTCTGATAAGCCTGTCCTTGTAGCCTTTATACTCGATGAGAACGGGATACTGCTTGCCGTATTTGTCCTGAACAAGGAGTTTTACGTCGGGACGATTACCGCCTGTGCCGCCATTTTTCGAAAAATAAGCATCCAGTGCGTTATCGATCTCGTTGTTAAGTGGTGCCTGCTCCAGTTTGTAATCAAGTCCATAAGATTTGAGCCAGTTGTTAGCCCGGTCGGCAATGTCTGGTTCAACAGATTTTACAGACTTTCTTGATTTACGGTCGCTGGTCGCTGGTCGCTGGTCGC